TGAAAAGTCTAATAGATATGCTTTTAATAAATCACACGCAGTCTCTTATGCAATAAACGCTTACTGGAGCGCATACTGTAAATATCACAAGACAGTACCATTCTATGTGTCCTACCTAAATCATTCTGACCGGAAACCTGATTCCCAGAAAGAAATAAAAGAGCTTGTTGTTGATGCCAAGCTTTCAGATATTGAGGTCTATCCACCCAGACTAAAGCATTTACATACAGAGTTTACGCATGATGGCGATAAAATATTTTTTGGAATGAGACACATAAAAAATGTAGGACGCAAAGAGTGTGAAAAAATAGAAGAAATTTGTTCGCATGAAGATGTATCGCAATACAATTGGATGCAGGTTCTCACAAATATAATATACAAGGGAAGACTTAACAAGCGCGCGGCTATAGCTTTGATTTCTGTTGGAGCTTTTACTGGTACAAATAACACAATAGACAGAGAGCAAATGCTGTACGAATTTGATAGCTGGAAAGATTTAACAGCTAGAGAGCAAGAATATATTTATAATAACCGAGACAAATACAATAAAGACACCTCTCTGGCTGCGGCAATTGATAATATGATTAATGATATGAAGATTAATAGTCGCAGACTTGGAACTGTGGTTGATATCAAACAAATGCTAGAAGATCCTCCGCACGAATTAAAAGATAATATCCCACTGATTGCTAGGAACGAAGAAAAATATCTCAGCTGTTCTTTAACGTGCAACAAAACTGACGGTTTTGATATGAATTTTTCTAATTCTTTGTGCAAAGAAATAGCAAAAGGCACCATAACGGGTAAAGTAAAACTTGCTGTGCAAGTCAATACTGTTAGACCATATAAAACAAAAAGAGGCAAAAATCCGGGCCAGCTAATGGCATTCTTGTCTATAGAAGACGGAACCGGATCTTTAGACTCTGTTACTATTTTTCCAGAAGCTTATGACAAATATAAAGATTTACTAGTTGAAGAAAATACTGTTTTGATTGATGGAGAAATATCTAAAAAAGAAAAAACTTCAGTGATAGTGAACAAAGTTTCACAAATTTGAAAGGATTTAAATGAACAAATGCCACTTCTTGGGTAAGCTGATATGTGATCCAGAGCTAACGAGCTACCACTCTGCCGATTTAGTTAATTTTGCTCTAGAGGTTGAAGAATACAGAAAAGACAAAAACGGAAATAAAAAAAGAAGAACAGACATACTAGATTTTGAGGCTTGGGACAGCGCGGCAAAAACAATCCACAAATACGCTTGCAAAAATAATCTTCTTGCAGTAGAAGCAATAGCCAGAAACTATGATGATAACATTGTTTTTCGTGTGACCAATTTTAAAATTTTACCCAATGAGTAAGCCATGGGAAGAAATAAAAGGATACTTTTTTGCTCAGAAGCGTCTTGGTTTGCGACTGGATATTCTGTATACACCAAAGAAGTGCTTAGTAGGCTTTCGCAAATTGACGGATTAGAATTTGCAGAACTTGCTTGTTATGTGGATAATAGAGACCAAAATATACAATCTACACCTTGGAAGGTTTATGGGAATAAGCCGCTTCCAGACGACCCCACATTAGATTCGTATAATGCAAATCCTAGTGCTCAATTCGGTGAACAGCAATTCAATAGTGTTCTATTAGATTTTAAGCCAGATATTGTCATGGATATACGAGACTGGTGGATGATAGAATATCAACAAAGATCGCCATTTCGTGATTTCTTTCATTGGGCAATTATGCCTACTGTTGACGCAGAGCCTCAAGATTTACAATGGATAAATACTTATGCTTCGGCAGATTCTGTTTTTGCTTATTCAGAGTTTGGCAGAGATACCCTGCTAAAACAATGTGATGATATCAATTTTGTAAGCATTGCATCGCCCGCCGCTAGTCAAGAATTTATGCCCATACAAGATAAAAATCAGCATAAAAACAACATGGGGATTTCTGAAAACTCCATGATTATCGGAACAGTAATGCGAAATCAAAAAAGAAAGCTATATCCAGACTTATTTAAAGCTTTCAGAATGTTCTTAGACAAGATAGAAGACAACAACGTATATCTATACTGTCATACGTATTACCCCGATGTCGGATGGAACATACCCAGACTTTTAGATGAATATGGCCTAGCAAGTCGAGTATTATTTACTTATAAATGCAGAAATTGTAAGAATATTTCTTGTGACTTTTTTAGGGACTCGATACACGGATGTATGAATTGTGGGTCTCTGTCTAATCAGCTAGCTGGAATTAGTAATAGCGTAAACACATCAGAACTAGCATCTATATACAATATATTTGATGTATATGTACAATATGCTAATAGCGAAGGATTCGGTATGCCACAGCTAGAAGCGGCATATTGCGGGCTGCCCATTATATCGACATACTATTCTGCTATGCAATCCGTGGTTGACAACATAGGAGCTATAGGAATAAAGCCATTGTCGTACTACCTAGAATGTGAGACAGGATGCAAAAGAGCCGTTCCAAACAACGATGTATTTGTCGAGGAGCTTATAAAGCTACACAACAAAAAATCACAACTAAGATCTATGGGTATGGAAATTTGTAAAAGATCAAGAGGGCATTATACTTGGGACAAAACAGCCGATGCTTGGCTTTCACATATAAAAAATATACCAATGCGAGACCATTCGGAAACTTGGCTTTCGCCGCCCAAAATTTTTCAGCCCGCAACAGAGATGCCATCACATTTAGATTCTATAGTTGATCAAGTCAATTTTATATTTACCGACATACTACATAAGCCTGAGTGGGTTGGTTCTTACTTATGGAAAAAAGTTTTAAAAGATTGCACTTTTGGATATAGATCTGAAAATATTAACAAAGAATTTTATTTTAATGAGTCGCATGTTAAATCCGTATCTTCAAATGCTCCATTCTCTGTCGAAGAAGCCTGTAGAGAAATGCTAAACTTTAGAAACCAACTAAACCAATGGGAAGAACAAAGATACCAACTAGCGCAACAAGGATAAATAAATGAAGACACTTTACATAGGCAACTACAGGGACGGCACGGGCTGGGCAAACGCTTGTGTGAATAATATTTTAGCTCTAGATTCTGCTGGTGTCGATGTTGTGCCCAGACCAATAACTTTTGAACAGCAACAACAAGATTACCCAAATAAAATAAAAGAATTAGAAAATAAATCCACAGAGGGTTGTGATGTGTGCATACAGCACACACTGCCGCATTTATATTCATACGACGGCCAATACAAGAAAAACATAGGTTATTTAGCTGTAGAAAGTAGCAATTTTAAACAAACTGGATGGCAAAATTTTTGCAATCTGATGGATGAAATATGGGTTCCAAGTTTGGCTGCAAAAAAATCATGTGAAAATAGCGGCGTAACAAAGCCAGTTAAAGTTGCTCCCCACTCTCTAAAAATTTCTAGCTATACTGAAGCCCAAGCCAATGCGCAAATAGAAGAACTGATACCAACCTTTAATTTTATTTTTGTCGGTGAATTTATTGAAAGAAAAAATATAGAAGCTTTAGTAAAGGCTTTTCATATGGAGTTTGAATATGAGGAGCCCGTAAATTTGGTTATCAAAACCTCACGAACAAGTCTAGAAAATGTTAAACAGCACATACAAGAGATAAAGACAAAGCTAAAAATAAAACAAAAATACAAACATGAAATTTCAGTTATTGGAATCATGGAAAAAAATAACTATATCTCTCTTTTAGCGCAGTGCCACTGTTTCGTTATGCCAAGTAGGGGCGAAGCATTTTGTATACCAGCCCTTGAGGCCATGGCTGTAGGTGTTCCGGTGATTAGCACTAAGCACACTGGAATGGATGATTTTTGCGTTGGGGAATCTGTAGAGTCTTTTGCGACTCCCTGCTTTGGCGCCCTCTCTACTATTGCGCATTTAGATACCGCCAACAGCGATTGGAGAGAAATAGATTTAAGAAAACTATGCTTGGCCATGAGAAAAGCTTATTCAAAATGGAACTCAAAAGAAGAACTACAAATGAAAGCCGCCGCACAAAAAAAGTCTTTTGAGTACGACCATATCGCAATGGGCAAATATTTAAAAGGATTATTAGATGATACCTAAAGCAACCCCACAAGCGATTAGATCTATAATGAGGAGACAGAGCTTATCGTCTGGAGATAAGCTTAACATAATTACATTTTGCACGCACGAAAGATACGAACAGCAGCTATGTAAAACTGGCCACAATTTTTTTTCTTTAATTGAAGGAAGGCTTTCTGGACATACTGGCAAAACTTGGGACACTACCTACGGTAAAATTCCTTCAAACTACTATCCGCTAGAAACGATGCCCTCTGCGGAAGTAGAAATTGATTTGATTTTGTGTCAAACCCTGTGTGAAAGAATTAATATCTCTAAGAGAATAAGAGATGATTTTAATATTCCAATAATATCCTTAATGCATGTTTTACCACACGTAGAGCAAAACCTTTTAATTTCAGTTGAGGAGCAAATTGCAAGATACGATATTTACAATCAAGGCGTAGATCAAAGGGTTTTCATATCAGATTTTAACAGATCTGCGTGGGGATGTGACGCTTCAAATGCCACATTTATAGAGCATGGCATGGATTGCGATTTTTGGATGGCCATAGAGAATAAAGCAAGACATAATGTATGTCTCTCGGTTGTAAACGATTGGCCAAACAGAGACTGGTGTTGCGGATTTAAATTATGGCAAGATATTGTTGCATTTGGAACTGAGAAACAATTACCAGTACTGCCCGTTGGTAATAGTCCCGGTTTTTCAGAACCAGCAAAATCTATAGAACACTTAAGAGAAATATATCACCAATCTAGAATATTTATAAATACGTCAACCCACTCGCCAGTCCCAACAGCATTAATGGAGGCAATGGCTTGTGGTTGTGCGGTGGTATCTACGCAAACATGCATGATACCTGAAATAATTGAACATGGCGTAAATGGCTTTATGTCTAATGACCCAAAAGAACTTAGGAGATACGCCGAGATGCTTATGCAAGATGAGGAATTGGCTAAGAAAATTGGAAGCAATGCGCAAAAAACCATTAAAGAAAAATACAGCTTAGAAAAATTTGTGTCGAATTGGAATAATGTGTTTTATTCTACAATAAAAAATTACAAGGAATACTAATGAAAATTTATCTTTCTGCTACGGCACCAACCGAGCAAAATAAATCTCACCAATGGATATCAAATATATCAGCACTAGACTCATCGGTTATGACTAGTCAGGCATCGTTAATTATTTGCGACAACTTTTTTTCTATGCTGCCAATTGAACAAATACAATCAGCAGTTAATATAGTGGTGTCTAAAATGAGGATTGGTTGCGAGTTAATAATCTTAGCTCCAGACGCCGCCATTCTGTCGCAAAGAATAACTAAAGGCGAAATAGATTTAAACACACTAAATATGATACTTTTTAAAAATGGCGCTGTACAAAGCCTTTATTCTATGGAATTTTTAGAAAGTCTACTACCACCAAACCTAAAAATATACAATAAACATTTTGATTTACACACGTCTGAAATAGTGATAAAAGCTAGGAGATTTTCATGATTCCATACACGCATTGCAAGGGATGTGTTTTCGCACAAATGGGAGAGTTTACTCAAGAATCCTGCTCGTTGAACAGAGCTTCAAAGCTTGGCGTTCAAGACAAAGACGAAGAGGGGTTCTTTGTACTATCTAGATTTTGCGCGGCTTATCGTCCGCAGGAATGGGTCAATGAGCTATCTGACGAAGAACAGAAAGACAAAACGCAAACAGTTATGGATGAGATTAGCCCATGTGTAGGATTTTTTGTTTTGCTAGAAACAAACAAGGAAAACGCAATTCAAAAATTGGAAAGCACCCTAAAAGACATACAAAATCAAGAAAAAATAAAACCAAAATACGTTGTAGTTATTAATGATAAGACGGAATACAATCAAGATGTTTTTCACCTTCTTAGAACAATGTTTGACATCAAGGAAACAAAATATCATATTGTACAGCTTAGAGAAAAACCAGCAACAAAATGGCATAAATTAGACCCAGCGTTTATCCACGCAAAAAACGGCTGGATTTATGTCACTTCTTCTGGAGAAAAAATTGACAAAGATTTAATATATAAAATACACAAACGAGTCAATATAGATATGAAAAGACTAGTTGTTGTCAAGCCATACGAAGACATGAACGGCATGATATTTCAGACCGCCTTGTTCAAGTTTGTAAACGGAAACGGTACTAAATTGTATCAAGATGAAATGATTGATAGTAGGTCTTTTCTAGAAAAAGTAGAATCAGCGGCGCGAGACAGTGGGCAAGATACGTTTATTGAATGGAGTGAATTTAATGAATCCTAAAGTTGCTATAATTATAGCCAATTACAATTATGAAAATTATATTATGAAGGCCATCAATAGTGCCGTTGGTCAAACTTATACTGGCGAATTGAGGATCTATGTTGTAGACGATGGATCTAGTGATGGCTCTTGGGAAAAAATATCAGAAATTACAGAGCCGCAAGCAAAAATAGAAATGCAAGAACCATATTATAGTGGGCCTATAGAATACAGACAATCTAAAAACATTTTCGCTTATCGTATTACAAATTCTGGGGCGAGCACTGCCCGAAACGTTGCGATGTGGCAGGCCATGGATTGGGCTGACATATTTGGCATACTAGATTCAGACGATGAATATTATCCACAGAAGGTAGAAAAACTCGTAAACAAACTTCAGGAATATGAAGAGGTTGGCGTTGCCTATGCGGATTATAAAAATGTTAGACCTTATTTTACAAAAGAAGAGCTTAAAGAATCCTATAACAAAGACACTTTACACAGAAGGTGTATAGTTCACAGTAATTCTCTAATAAAAAAATCTTTTATACAACAATGCCTCCTGCCCAATGGGGAAATATTTGACAGTAGGCTTCACGGCCCAGCTAGTCGAGGCTTTATAGGATGCACAGAAGATTATGACCTGTGGCTAAGATTATCTAAAATATGCATAATGGCCCATGTACCAGAATGTTTAGCTATTGCTAATATTCATGGAAACAACCAGTCATCAAAAATGACTACGGAAATTTTTCAAAGACAAGCACAAATTTTAGGGAGTAGATAGTGGGAAGATTTACTACTAAAATTACCTCTAAACAACAAAAAAAATCTCTGAATAATTTGGCAGATACTACTGTCGCAATTCTTTCTGCTGGTGTTGGATCTAGAATAAAATCCTATGAGCCAAGAAGCTTGATAAAAATAGGCAATAAGACACTATTAGAGCACCAGATATCCACCATATCGCAATGTTTTGGTTTTCCTGAAATAATAACTGTTGTTGGATATAGGGCAGACAAGATAGCAAAAAAAATGCGAGGGAGTGTCAGAATAGTAGAAAACCAAATACATGAAACAACAAACACATCCGAAAGCATGAGACTGGCATTCAATAACAGCATGAAGAATAATTTTCTTTTTATGCACGGTGATTTATATTTTAATGAAAACACTCTAAAAAATCTTGACTATGATAAATCTTTTGTTCTAGTTGATAGTCAGGGCATGATGGATCATAAAGAGGTTGGCTTAACAATTGTTAATCAAAATGCTACAATTTTTTCTTACGGATTAAAAACAAAATGGTGCCAAATAGCATACATAACCGGACGAGAAATTAAAATACTAAAAAACATATTTAACAAATTCGAACCGACACAAAAAAAAATGCTATCTTTTGAAATTTTAAACAAAATGATTTCAATGGGGGCAAATTTTAAGTGCTATGAGCCAGAAAATATGTCAATAACAGAAATTGATAGAATAAAGGATTTGAATTAATGAAAGTAATGATAGCTAGTGACGGCGGTCACGCACACTTTTTTCAAAGAAGCGCTTGGGCAAACGCTTTTAATGCGTGCAATATTGAAACCCATTTATGGGACTGTAAAGCTGTCACAGCTTTTGATGCTTTTGACACCGTTGAGCCAGATGTGTTTTTGGGCCAGTCTTACAATCTTGACGAAGCAACTATAAAATGCATTTACGAAAGGCCACACTTGAAAGTTGGGCTACGGGCGGGAGACTGGGGCGACTGGGAAAAGATAGTAGACAAGAACAAATTCAACATATTATTCTGCTCTAACAAAGAAAAAGAAATGTTGAAAAAGCTTAAAGATGAAACTGGCAAACCAGACTTTGTGCATATTCATTACAACGAGCAAGCCGTCAAGCAAACTCATAATCATTTTGAATCCATTGGCATAAAGCCTATATCCTTAATGATGTGTGCAGATACCACGGTTTACTCTGATGCTGTAATTGATAAAAAGCTAGAATGCGACATAGGATTTGTTGGTGGATATTGGCCCTATAAGGGACAGGTTATAGACAGATACATAATGCCTCTGCTAAACCCAATAGGCAAGTATCGTTGTAAAATATTTGGAAATCAGCCTTGGCCAGCAAATCAATACTGTGGACTGATAGACGATCAAGATGTAAAAAATCTTTTCGTATCCTCCAAGATATGCCCTAATGTTAGTGAGCCGCACGCGCAAGAATTTGGCATAGATGTCAACGAAAGAATATTTAAAATATTATATGCTGGCGGCTTTTGCATAAGCGATAATGTGGAGTCATACAAAATGTTTGGCGATGGGCTTGTGATTGCCGATAACTCACAAGACTTTCAAGAAAAGATTGATTATTATTTAGAAAATCAAGATGAGCGAGAAAGGATTAGCGCTATTGGTAAAAAAATCGTTAAAGAAAATCACACGGGTTTTCATAGAATTGCAAGTATTTTAAAAGAGTTTGGTTATACAAATCTGTCTAATTCAATACTAAAATCAGCCAAAGAGGCACTTAAAGATGCGTAAACAAAAAGTATTAGTCACCGGGGCTAACGGATTTTTGGGTAAATCTGTATGCCGCAAACTAAATGATTTTTATAAGTATCAAGTCATTCCTCTGGGCGGTAAAGCCCAATGGGACTTGACCAACCAAAGATATGTTGAATATGCGCTAAAAGAATTTAAACCGGATATCGTTGTTCATTTAGCCGCAAGAGTCGGAGGAATTGGGGCAAACAAACAAAATCCGGGCCTATTTATGTACGAGAATTTAGCAATGGGCATGAACCTTATCGAGTCTTGTCGAAAATATGAAAAGCTCCGAAAATTTGTGATGGTTGGAACCGTATGCGCTTATCCAAAATTTACCCCGGTTCCTTTTAAAGAAGAAGACATCTGGAAAGGTTATCCAGAAGAAACAAATGCCCCATACGGTATAGCAAAAAAGGCACTAATGGAACTTTTAATCGCGTATGAAAAACAGTATGATTTCAGTGCTGTTAACTTAATTCCAGTAAATATGTATGGGCCTAATGATAATTTTGACCCCGCTATTAGCCATGTTATTCCTGCTTTGATTTTAAAAGTAGATAGAGCTATGCATGTTGGAAAAAGATCAATTGAGCTATGGGGCACGGGAGAGGCTAGTAGAGAGTTTTTGTATGTGGATGACTGCGCCAATGCAATTGCACATTCTTTAGATGCTGATTTAGACGCAGAGCCTATAAATATTGGAACTGGTCAAGAAGTTAAAATTAAAGAGCTTATATCTATGATAGCAAAAATTATGGGGTATGATGGAGAAATTAATTTTAACTCTGCCTTCCCCGATGGGCAGCCAAGAAGATGTTTAGATACCAGCAAAGCCGAAAAAGCTTTTGGATTTAAAGCTAATACAGATTTACACGAGGGTCTCAAAAAGACAATAAGCTGGTATCACAACAATAAGGAAAGGTACAAGTTTAATGATTACTTCGATCATATTCAGTAAAGACAGGCCGTTGCAGCTTGATCTGTGCCTGAAAAGCATTAGTAAAAATTTTACAAATTCTAGCCAGAATATTGTTATCTATAATAACTCTCCTGAATTTGCAACAGCTCATAAAACACTTGAAAAAGAGCATCCCAATATAGAATTTTGGCCACAAAGTGATTCTTTATTTAAAGACATTCTTCATGCTATTCGCGGCGCTAAAAATGATTACATTTGTTTTTTTACAGATGATGATATTTGCTACATGCCGTTCTATTGTGAAGATTTTGGATTTTTAAATGATCCTCTTATTAGCTGTATGTCTTTAAGAATGGGATTAAATATAATAAAAAGAGACTGTATCGTAAATGGGGAGGTTAAAGATGAATGTAATGGCTACTACCAAATAGCAGAACACTTGATAGCTTGGCCCAAAACTCGACATTTTTATGGTAATTATTGGGCATATGATCTTTCGGTAGATGGTCACATATTTCAAAAAGAAAACATCGAACGTATGATAAATGAGCTTTATTACTTGCAACCAATAAACAAATGGGGAAATACTCCAAATGTTCTTGAATCTGTTCTTCAAAGATTTTGGTGTGATAGAAGTTATATATGTTCCACGGTTCATAGTGTCGTTGTTAATAGCCCAAATAATCGAGTCCAGCAAACACATAATGAAAACAAGTCTGGTGATGAATACGATTATACGCCACAATTTTTATTGAGTAAATACTTATCTGGCCAAAGAATAGAGTTAGAGTCTTTAGATTTTAGCAACATCAAATGCCCACACACAGAAATAGACATATTGAAAGGATTATCATGATATTTAACCTACAACAAGTACAAAGAGCGACTGGTGTTAGGATAACTGGGGCAATTCATGTCGGCGCATTTGTGGGCGAGGAGTTATCGGATTATAGATCTTTAGAGCTGAACAACACGATTTTGTTTGAGCCACAAGAGAAGCTTTACGACATGGTGAAATTTAAGTGCTGGCCAACGGAAAAGGTGTTTAATATTGCTCTAGGCTCAGAAGAGCAAGAAGCAGAAATGTTTATATCGGATAGGCAGGGCGGCTGGAGACATGGAGCTGGCGCATCAAGCTCAATATTAGAACCTAAAGAACACCTAGTAGACCATCCAGAAGTCACCTTTCCCAAAAAGCAAACAATAAGCGTAAAAAGATTTGATGAACTTGTTGAAAGTGAAGGTCTAGATATATCTAGTCATAACATGTTAAACATAGACGTTCAAGGCTATGAGTTAGAAGTGTTAAAAGGCATCGGGGATCATTTAAATCAAATAGAAATAATAATAGCAGAAGTAAATCGCGCTGAAGTATACAAAGACTGCCCACTTATCGAAGACATAGATAATTATCTTTCAAAATTTGGATTTAGAAGATTTTATGTAGAATGGCAAACACAAAGCTGGGGAGACGCCATATATCTAAAGGAGCGGTCTAATGATTAACATATGCACCCTTTCAGACAAAAATTATTTTAGATATGGTCTAGCTATGTATGACTCATTGCTAGAACAATGCGGGCAAGATTTTACTCTGTACTATCTGTGTCTTGATGACGAGACATACAATAAACTAAAAGAGATGGATTTAAAAAATGTAGAACCTGTTCCTCTTCAGCGATTAAAAGAAACCAAGGGTTTTAAAATGCTAGAAGAAAACACTGTATATAATCCCTCTGGGGATAACACCTATTGTTGGGCACTTGCGTCCTTTTTTACAGAATATTTATTAGCGCACCTTAATTTGAATGATGTGCTTTACGTGGATGCTGACATATGCTTTTATGGCCCTGTTGAAAAAATACACGATTTTATGTCACAAAAAAGCATAGCACTAATGCTACACAGACACAATGAAATTGGCGCTCATGTTGGTGCATACAATGTCGGTTTAGTTTATTTTAAAAATGATGAAATTGGATACAATTGCTTGAGATGGTGGAGAAATTCTGTCATAAACACACGCAACGAATGGGCAGGCAAATACGGAACATGCGGCGATCAAAAATATCTAGAAGCTTTTGCTTTGCTATTTGGAAAAGAAAACATCTGCACCATAGACGAAGAGATAGGACATGGTGCGCCTTGGAACATGTCGCTTTATGAATACCTAGATGAAGAGCTTGGTGGCCAAATTAAATGGTCTCCTGATTCCAATATGAAGATTGGCATCGAAGCTAAAACAAGAATTCAGCCCATGTATTTTGTGCATTTCTCTCAATTCACTCCCGACTATAAAAATGGAAGTTATAGATTTGATAGGGCTGGAGCTTGGGCAAGTTTCCATCTTCAGACAAGACCGGAAGTCGTTAGATATTATAACGATTGGTACGCTAGGACAATAAAATATAAGGATATTATTTGATGAAAATAACATTTGGCATGATTGTACTAAATGGCGATCAGGTCTTGAAAGAGACTCTAGCCTCTGTGTATCCATATGCGCACCAGATTCTTATAGCTGAGGGTCCGGTTTCTTATTGGCAGGAACAAGGATACACGACATCTGTAGATGGAACAAATCAGATACTAGAGTCTTTCCCCGACCCGGACAACAAAATAAAAATAGTCCATTCTCAATACGCAGAAAAAGACGACCAATGTAATGCATACATGCGGTTTCTAGACGATGAAACAGACTATATTTGGAATCTTGATTGTGATGAAGTTTTCAAACCGGGCGATATCCAAAAAGTAATCGATATGTTGGAGCTGCATCGTTATACTTCTGTGGGCTTTAAAAGTTTAACGTTTTATGGGGGATTCGACAACTATCTAACTGGGTTTGAAGAAAACGCCGAATTTATGAGAATAAGAAAAGTTTATCCCGGTTCTTATTGGGCAACACATAGGCCGCCAACCATAGCCCATAAAATATCAGACCCTTGGCCAGAAAAGCATTTAAACTTCAATGAGCTTGCTGGCTATGGCGTAAGAATGTATCATTATTCTTATGTCTTCCCAGATCAGGTTTACAACAAATTAAAGTATTACAAAGAATACCTAAGCAAATCTAACTGCATAGACAACTACTTTAATGAGATATACTTGCCTTGGGTGACTGGTGACAACGAACAAAGAAAAAGAATAGAGGGACAATACAAAGGCGTTCATGAATTTAAGCCAAATTACAGAGGTCCATGCTTTACTAAAAATTTCGACGGGGAACACCCGGAAATAATACAATCAAATATGGAAGAACTAAAAGAAAAATTTCAAAAACAGTTGAGAAAATATGTCTAACAATAAACAATATGAACATATAGATTCTTGGAAGAAGTCTAAAAATGCTTTTTTGCATCAGTTGCAAATAAATAAAGAAACAATTGCAAATGGCGCAGTAGAAAGAGTTCCACATTGGATCAATTTAATAAATTACATAAAAACCCATAATCCAAAAAGAATAGTAGACGTGGGATGCGGTATAGGGTGTTATTATCCTGTTCTTGAAAATTTAGATGTGGAATACATAGGATACGATTACGCGCGCCCTGCGATAGACATAGCCAAAAAAGAATGGGGCGGCAATTTTGTTTGTAAGTCGTATCAAGAAATAACGCCTGAAGATATTAAAGAGGGGGATTTGGTCGTAGCCAATGCCCTAGCCGATGTGTTACCTAACGGAGATGAGTGTATAGAACATCTTTTATCTCTTGGCGCCAATGAGCTACTAATACAAAGAATCAGAATAACAGAACAGCCAAATTATTTTGAAGAATTTATGGCTTATGGTATAATCACATATCAGTTTTACCACAACCGAGAACAGCTTATGAGCACCATAGATTACTATGGGTACAAATTAGGAAAAGTTACTAGGCTTTTTAATCCCTCTGAAAACATATTTGATATAGAGATAAGAAAATAAAAATGACGAAAATAGAAGATATTTTTAAACAACATGAGATTTTTGGATATACGAAACGCTATGTATGCAGTCATCCAGAGCTTGTGGGGTTGTCCGATGACTGCCTACAAGGAATGGGCAAGGAACAAAGAAATGAAACGATTTTTGGAGAATATCTCTATAGGCTATCTTTGCACGTCTCGGAACAATCTTCTATTATGTTAAAAAATACACAGTGCCACTATGGCAGGCATCCTGATTGGTTTGATCATAGACACCATATGATGAATATAAAATTAGAATCTAAAAATTCTTGGTTAGAATCTGCCGCTATGGTCTTGCGACTTTTGCCAAAGGGCGGTAAGATACTTAATTATTGTGCTGGTGATGCATATTACGATAGTGTGTTTTTTAGCAATATGGCTAGTAGAATAGATTGCGTGGATATAAACAATGAAGATAAGTATAAAAATTATGTGATACAAGAAAACATAAAGGACAAAAATAATATTAAATATATTTATGAGGATGTTCTTAGCCACGAACCTGAAGAAAATTTCTATGATATTGTAATCATGCGTAGCGCAATAGAGCATTTTTCTGAATCTAATCAGATTAAATTATGCTCAAAAATAAAAAAGTCCCTAAAGCCCGGAGGATGGTTTGTTGGCGATACCCCAGCTAATCCAAATGCGGAAAAACAAAAACACCATTCAGCCCATGAAAAAGAATGGCGAGATGAAAATGAAGCAAAAGCTTTCTTAAAAAAATGTTTTGATGAAGTAGAAGTCTATACGATTCATTGCAATATAGATCCAAGAGATACTATTTTTTGGAAGTGCAGATAAGGAAAACAAAGTGACAAATGAAATTAAATTTGTTCCGAAGGGCTGGGGCTACGAAAAGTGGATAGTTAATAAAGAGCTGTATTGTGGTAAATTATTGTTTTTTTATAAGGGCAAAAAGTGCTCTTATCACTATCATAAAATAAAGGATGAGGTTTTTTACTTGCAGTCTGGAAAACTTATTGTAAGATACGGACATACTGACAACATTGAAGAATGTGAAACAATATTACTTGAAGCTGGAATGAATTTTCATGTGCCTGTTGGCCTTAATCATCAAATGGAAGCTCTAGAAGATTGTGAACTTTTTGAGTTCTCAACCCAGCATTTTGACTCGGATAGTTATAGGATAATTAAAGGAGATTAGATGAGCGATCACGTTTTT